CGGCAAGGTCGATCGCGTGATGGAAGCGCAGCTCGGTCGCCTCGGTCGCGTGCATCCCGTCAAGGTGCGGCGGCTGATTCACGGACCCGTACTCGAAGCCCCGACCCATGCCGCCCTGCTTACGTGACGAGTCCGGGCCGATGTCGTAGGTGATCGCACCGAACGACAGCACGTCCTCGCTCGTGATGCTCGACGGGTAAAGCTTGCCGTGTTTGCCAGCAGTCGCGCGGGCGTTGGTCTTCCAGTCGTCGCGCAACTCGCCGGCCGACTTCTCCACGATGGCCCGGACTACAGGCAGGACACTGATCGCGGCTTTCTCGAGGTCGTGGACCAGCCCGGCGACGCCCTCGATCTCCATGCTCACGAGTCGTCCTCAACCTTGATGTGTCGGGCCGTCTGCGTACCGGAGAACTCGACCTCGTTGACGGTCAGCGGCCGACCGATCACCCACGTGTCATCTGACGTGTCTATGGTCAGGATGTCGGCGCGGAGAATCTGGCCCGGCGCGTCCCACGGGATCTGCACGTCGTAGCCGCGCATCAGGATCGCAACCTGACCAGCCTCAGTCTGATGACCCATGCGGAACGCCTTGACCCGACACGGACCCGAGTAGACCGTCACGTAAATGGGCACCATCACATCGTTGGCGTCTAGGGCTTGGCCGGTCTTGTGCCGAACGGTGCAGGTGTCGAGCATCACCTGCTCGTGCGCCGCGCGACCCGCAGCCAGCGCGCCGCGGGCACTCACGCGACCACAGCCGTGACGCCACCACCGGCATACTTCGCCCGCAGTCTTGCAATCGTCGCATCCGGGATCGTGATCACCGGAGGCGCCGCTGGATCCCAGCCCACTTTGTAGTCGTCGATGGCCTCACCAGTCATGCCAGGAACGTGCCCCAGCGAGCCTGTGGCGGCCTGAGCCATCCCCACGGACGCCAAGGAGCAGCACAAGGTTACGAGGTCCCCAGGGACCGTCGCATACCCGTGCGTGTAGGTCACTGAGACGGTGCGCGGCTCGAAGATGATGAATAGGTCCTGCCAGCCATACCAGCGGTACAACTTGTTCTGGATCAGCCGATAGTCAGTGACAGGGCCGTTATCCATCGACACGGACTGCACCGACACGACAGGCAGTTGCGGCAACTCAAGCCAGTAGTCCTCGACCCCGGGCAGGATCGCCGTGGTCGAGTCGCGGGTGATCTGCTGACCTGTGACGGACCGGATCTCATCCGACGCAGCCTGAAGCCAGAGGGTCGCCTGCGCGAGTTTGGCCCCCGTGTATGCGGGGATGCCAAGCAGGCCAGAGAGGTCGGACGGGACGGCCAGCGGTAGTAGAACCATGACGAACGACCTCTCTGACTAGTTGCTGATGGACTCAGGCAGTCCAAGACGCCATGGCGTCCGGGCGGACAACCTTCGCGCCGTACACGTGCAGCGCGCGGATGATGTCCGCGAACTTGGTCTGGTTCCGCAGAGCCTCGATCTTCTCGATCTGGTTGACGTAACCCAGTGCCTGACGGTGGTAGCCGACCACGGCAGCCTTGCCGGGAGTGCCGAGCAGGGTGGACTCCACGACGGTGAAGCCGAGGAGCTTACCGAGGGTCGCCTCACGCAGACCCTGAGCGTCACCAGAGACCTGCGCCGACGTGAGCTTGGAGTTCGCGCCGAGCAGCAGGGACGAGAAGTCCGGGTTGACCGCGAGGAAACGCTCACCCTGAGGAACCTTGTTGCGGCTCAGCGTGGTGCGGATCCGGTTGATCAGGTCGAACGCGGTGTCACCCGTGGTCGCAGCCACACCGGCAGCGCCGATCGTGAAGGCAATGCCCGCGGCGGTCGCCGTCGAGTTCGTGTCCGTGGTCGCCGACGTGAACGACTGGACTGAGGCGATCTTGGTCGCAGCGGGAATGCCTGCGCCGCTGATGGCCTTACCGACGTCAGCCAAGGTGAAGTTCGCGCTCGGGGAGGTGATGACTCTTGGTGTTGATAGTGGTCGAGCCGTCCGCGGCGAGGACGCGAGTGTCCACGTTGTTGCCGCTCATCAACTTCACGCCGAGGAATGACTCTGCGTCCTCCACGAGCGCGCGGCCCGCGTCGGTGGTGACCATGTCGAAGGAACCGGCAGCCTGCACCCGGTCAACGTCGTCCACGTTGAACGCGAACGCCTTCTCCTGGTCGATGACCAAGTCGACCTGGGTGTCGGACAGGTCAGCGGCGGTGATGACGCGGCCCGCAGCCTTGTAGTCCACGACGGTGGGGGTCACCACGGAGGTGATGTGGACCGTGTTGCCCTTGGCCAACTCACCCTCATAGTTGCGGTTGCAGGTCTGGGCAAGCACCTCGGACTGGGGGAACCGGACGAGCAGGGCGCTCGACCAGATCGCGGACTGGAACTTTGCGATAGTCATGGCGGATGTCCTTTCTAGGGACGTTGGTGCCGCCCATGACAAAGCCCCCGACTCTTGCGGGGGCTAACTGGGTGCGGCGGGAAGGGTTTAGGACTTGCCCAACAACTTGTCGAAGCGGCCTTCGAGTCGGGCCTTGTCGATATCTGCGGGCTTCATGGAGGCCAGATCAGCCTCGCCGAGCTGCGACTTTACCGACCCACCGTTGCGGGGGCCGCCGTCGCCTGATCCCTGGAACCTCTTGCCGCTTTGCGCTGCGAGGTAGGGCTTGGACTTGATGAGGTCGGCGAGCTGGTCGGCGATCTCATCCTCATCGACTTCGCCGTCGTCCGACACGTCGAACTTGGACAGGTCGAGGAACTTGAAGGCATCCGCGGCGTCCGCGAGGACACCCTTTGCGGCTGCTTTGATCTCAGAGCGCAGGATCCGGGCGTTGCCTCGGTCACGCTCCGCCTTGGTTGCTGTGGCTGTGATGGCATCAGCGTCGGGAGTGTCACCCTTGGGCTTCTCCAGCTCGGCAATGCGGCTTTCGAGGTCGCGGCGTTTCTGACGCTCAGCGTTGCGCTGAGTCTTCATCGCGTCGAGGGCTTTCTTGCCGGGGTCACCGAGTTTGTCTGCGCCATCAGGATCCGCGTCGGCATCCTTGTCGGGATCGGCGTCGGCATCGTTGTCTGCGTCAGGATCGGCGTCAGCGTCAGCATCCTTGTCGGGATCAGCGCCGCCGCCCGCATCTCCATCGGCAGCGAACAGCAAGCCTAGGACTGTGAACGGGTCGAACTTGGACGCGGTGCTGGACATTCTGATCTTCATTGATCTCTCCGTTGCGGTGAGGTCGGACCCGGCGTTGCGCCGGGCGGGTTACTTGATGTAGCCGTATTTGGTGAGCATTGAGACGGCTTCCTCGCGGCTCGTTGCAAGCCGGTTGATCGCGGCCGGCGTAAGCCTTGGCGGGAGTGCCTTCCGTTCTGCACTGGTCAACTTGGTCAGCGACCCATCAGTGTTGCGCCCATACCCGCCGTACAGCCCGCGTTTGGTCGTGCCCTCGGTCGTCGTCCAGTTGAAGCCGGGACCACTCATGCCGCGCCGGGCGTTGATGACATCTGCCGGATCCGCGCCGGCGCGGATCATCTCAGCCGGACCCTTGCCGAACGTCACGTCCTGGCGCTGTGGAGACAGTCCGTCGAAGTAGGAGCGAGCAGAGGGCGCGGTCGTATTCGTCTTGTAGTGATCGGATGCCGGGATTGCCGTGCACATGCAGGAAGGGTGCCTCAGGAACCCGGCAGCATCCGCAGTCTCAGCCCAAACCCCAGCCAGGACTGCGCACCTCGAGCACGCAGACGGGCCAGGCTGACGGAAGTACCCGGTAACCCTGCGGTCGGCCATCATGCCCGCAGCGACCCCACCACGGCCCGCGTCGGCAACCTCAGTCATCACGATCATGAGCAACTGGTCTTGTGCCTGCTGAAGCGCCGACGTGACGCTCATGCCGTTACCCATGGCCTTGTCAGCCGTGATCGCAGGCATGTACAACAGCGACCCCAACGCACGCCCATCCGTTGCCGCCTCAGCGAACGCCGACGCATTCACGGACCCGACAGGATCAGGAGCGACACCCTGCGCGCGCATCGTCAACGACACGTACTGGGTTGAGCCGGCCGCGCTCGCCCGCATCCCCGCACGGGTGATGCCCACGGCTTGCGGGATCCGATCAGCCCACGACGCGGTCGGGTTCACGGTGCTGACCTGGGCCCACTGCGCGGCGAGAAGTTCCTTGGTCCGCTGCGCTACCCGCGCCTGCTTGGCCCGGTACGACAGCACAACGGCAGCAACGGGATCCACGTCACATCTTCATCGGCATGGGCATCGGCTTGTCCGCTGGCATTGGAGCAGCGGGGGCCACGGGTGCCACCGGTGGAGGCTCAGCAGGCTGCGACATCAGATCACCGAACAGAGCCGAATCCTGCTGCTCCTTCTTCATGGCGATCACCCGCTCAACCTCAGTGG